TAATAATATCGTTTAAGATTTGCAAATTATCAAAAGGTGAAACTTGAATTTTAATATATTCAGGAATTTCAATATTTGTTTTGCTGCCCCCTTTGACTTCTTCGCTGTAATTAAAACTTGTACCGCCAGCATCAATTTTACTATCAACCGCAGCGTTTATAGTTGCTCTAAAATCTTTGGCTAAAGACAAAACCTCTGATTGCGTAGGAGCAGCAATCTCATTCAAGCCAGTATCAAGGAAATCAGCAAACTCTTCTTGTGATAACCATTTGTTATTTGCTTTTTCCCACAAAGTCCAACGGTTAGAGCGAATATAATTATATTCAATTGCATGATTGCACCATGAAGCAGTGTCTTTTTTGTGATAATCAAAAACTATCTGTACTCGCTGGCGATTAACAAATGCAATCGTTTTGTCAGATTGAAACAGCTTAATATATTCAATAAAACCTCTTAAATCATCAAATTTGCGATTTTCTTTTATTGTCAATAGTTTGTCTAGGAATTTTTCAAGACTTTCAGTTCCTTGATTTTTCCCTAAAAATGCAAATGGCACTAAGTAATCGGTATTAACATTTACTATATTTTCTAGCTTTGCTTATAAAATGTTTTTTTCCATTTTTTAACTCCTTATTTGATTGCTTGAATATAAACTTCTTTGTCTTTTGGCTTTTTAACAAAAAGCTCTGATTGCTTAGGGTCACTTGAAGTTAAATTATTGTCAGGGGTCATAAACATAATTGCTTCTAAAGTGTCATTGCTTGGTTTTTTAGCAGTGATTTTAGTTTGTATATTCATTTGTTTGTCACGGCCTGGGGCAATCGTAATTTTAAGCGTTATAATTCCTTTTTCGTCCAGTTTATTAACTGCCTCGTTTACAGATTGAAATTGAGTTGTAAGCATATTATCTAAATGCCCGCCTCTAAAATCTTGTATAAATTCACTAAATTTCATAAAATATTCCTTTGGTGATTGTTTTAATGGCAATTTGACAAATTGGTATAGACAAGGTAAATCTATAGCAACAAAGCCATTAAAACAACCATATAAAAGTAAAATTGAAAAACCTTTATAAAAACTGATGTCAAGCAGTTAAAATTATTAATACCAACTTGCAATAAGTTGTCAAGATAAAAAGTCAATATCTAATTTTTCACACTTGACTTTAGCAATTGAATATTTATAATCAGGGTATCCGCTCGTAACGGATATTTTGAAAGACAATTAATGATTATTTTTATGTCCTTTTTTATGTTTGCAATTTAGGCTTTTTTGCTGCGGACTTGTCTTGTCTCCACCAAATTACGAACTGTCCTAAATTGCAAACACCAAAGGTATTGTTATGCTTAGATATTATCGCAAGGCAATTTTATATTTACACAGATATGGCTATATTGGCTTCCCCTTCTATGCTTTCTTATGGAGTTTAATAGGAGGTATAAATGAATAAATTTGATTTTATAGATGCTTTATCTGAAAGTAAAGCCCCTTCAAAAGCAATTTTTATTGCTACTATTTTATTGCATCAATATTTTAACAACAAAACACAAAGATGCGACCCTTCAATTCGCACAATAGCCAGTTATTGTAATATTGACGAAAAAACAGTGCAAACAGCTATTAAATGGCTTGCTGACAATGGATTTATTAAAGTGGAAAAAAAGAGTGGTAAATATGCAATGAATTGCAACTCTTATGTGTTTATAGGCTTGGATAGTGTGGGAATAATTCCTACAGCAATTCCTACAGCAATTCCTACAGCAATTCCTGTGGGAATAATTCCTACAGAACCTACTAACCTTTATGAACCAATAAAACCAGATAGAAATTATAATAAAAAAGTTGAAATTGAAATTCCTGATTTTATACCACTGGATTTATGGAATGATTTCTTGGCAATGCGAAAGTCAATAAAGAAAACGCCAACTGATAAAGCAAAAGAGCTTTTGATTGGTAAACTAGCAAAATTTTATACATCTGGACATGATATTGCTGAAATTTTAGAACAATCAATTTGCAGCAATTACCAAGATTTTTATGAACTCAAACAACAAAAAGGAAACAACAATGCAAGCAATAACCAAACAAAGCAATCAAGACTTGAGCAAATTGCCGAGCAAGCACTCCGTGAAATTGGCGTCTATTGAAAAAAAGCAGGTTAGCAAAATAATTATGCAATGCTTTAATGTTTTGAATGTTTACGGAAAAAAAGAGGAAGCATTAAGCGATATTGTGCAAATGTTTATTTTAGCATTGGAAGACCACGATATAAACGAAATTGAGAAAGCGTTTATTGAATGGATTAAAACCAGTTCTGTAATGCCTACTCCATTTGATATTTTGAAAATCATAGGACAAAATTACGCAATTTCACCCGAACAAAAAGACAAAAACCGGGCATGGTTAATAAAAATGGGTTTTATCACTAGTAATTCACGCTAGAAATAGCAAATGGGTAGCGTGAAGCGGTTAAAATGATAACTGGTAGCCAAAACACAAAGCACGCTTAAAATAATGTAAATATACACTGTTAAAATAGATTAGTTGCGTTTCTAGCTATGCTAATCGGTATAAATATTGACAAGGTGCTTAATGCGTGATATTTTTCTTGTACGCATTTTAAGGGGGTTTTATGTTTCAGCAAAGAAATAGAAGTTGTAAATTTTGCAAAGATATTTTTAAGACAACTAGGGAATGGCAAATATTTTGCAAAGATATATGTAAATATCGCTATCACTCGCAAGTAAAAGAAACTTGTTGTTATTGTGGGCAATATGGCAATCATCGTGACCATGTTTACCCGCATCAATATTCAAATTTTTCTGAAACAAGAATATTCCGTGGAAGAGAGTATGTTTATTCGTGCAAGGAATGTAATAGTACGCTCGGGGGTAATATGTTTTATGATTTTTCACAAAGAATTGAATATTTAATTAATAAATACAACAAAAAATATTATTTAATGAGAGGTGCAGTTGAGTGGGATATAGAGGAGATTGAAGAACTGGGAAGTTCATTACGAAAAAGGATAAAAAAGAAATTAGCAATGAGGCGAATTGCTGAAGAAAGAGTTGTTTATCTCAGGCATCAGTTGCAATTAATAAAATAGCCAAAAATAAAACAACGCTTAAAATATGCGTTAAAACAAGAATAAACACTATAGCAAAAAAACCGCAATAACTTTATGAATTATGCACAAAGCTATTGCGGTTAATGCTAATTGAAGTTTTAGTTTGGATTTATTCATTTAAAGTTTTTGTAAATTATTGTTATAATCGCAAAATATATAACCAATATAGCCGTTAAAAATGTTATCATATCTGCCCCGCAAAATACAAAATTGGTATTAGTGCGTAAAACGCCAGCATCATAAAAAGTAATATTTTATCCATTTTAAAAAATCCTTATGTGGTTTGTTATTTTTTACTCTTTTCTGCTTTTTCAATACTTGCATAAATAGCGTCCCAGCCCTCGCTGGCATCATATTTTGCAGTTTTCTTTGGTGTTTCCACTTCCCTTTCAATTGGTGATAATGTGATATTGTAGTTGCAAAAAAAGTAGTTGGCTGTTAAACTTAACAATAATATGTAAATTATTGTAGTTTTAATAATTGTTGTTAATTTGCTGTTGATTAACATTGTAAATGCTTTCTAATTATATAATGGGTAATTTGTTAATGATAACGCATATTCAGCATTTTTTAATAAATAACTAAATGTAAACATGTTTTTGCTTTTACAGGCAAAATTCTCTTTTCTTAACGCCCCTGAATAATGAGCAGTTTTAAAAAGTATTAATGTGTTAATCTGTTTTTCAATAGGCGTGTTAAGTTTTTGCAATTTAACATCTATAATTTTTTGCGTTGCATTTCTGATTTTATTTTCAGATAATTTATTTACTAAGTTTTGAAAAACTGACATTATTTTTACTCCCTGTTTTTAATTCCTTAATTATTTTTTGTTATGCTGCTTGTTGTTTTGGTAATGCGATAACAAAACAACCACAACAATTATATATTTCATAACCAATAAAATTTTTATTTTTAATTGCGGACAAAATACCGTTTTTATAAATTAAGATTTCAGTCACTTGTATTCTCCTTCTTTGAAAACTTGGTCGCAAATTAGTTTAATTTTGTAATCAATATTGCTAATTTCAGATAAATCAGCATAAGTAATATTATCTGGGTTAGTATTGAAATGATTATCGCAAGCGTTTTTTAAACGGTCTAATTTTTCGCTTAATTCGTTAATTAAATTTATATATTGTGATAGTGCTGTCATTTTTTATTGCTTTCATAATTGTTAATTTTGTCATTAATTGCCATTTGTACAACTGAGCTTAAAGTACGACTTTCAAGTCGTGCAATTTCTAATATTTTTTGATGTACGATTGGTTCTATTAAAAAACTTATTTTTTGTGTTTTGTTTTCTTGTGTCATTTTTTTATTCTCCTTTTATTTATTTAGACGCTTAATTGCCTCTCTTAAGAACCAATATACTACAATATAAGATAATGTCAGCTATTATCTTATATTGTAGTATATTATCTGATAAATAAATGTGGATAAGTATAATGAGGTGATTAAAAAATAGGAAATTATAAGATTGTTGACTTATAATATATATTATATTACAATGGTATAATGATTTACATTATAATATTTTTATTATTTGCGGTTGTTTTAAGTATGAAAAACGGCGGTAAGGTTTTATTAAAGCTAGTCGGGCTTTCAAGTATATGTTTGGTTGCTTGGCTGTTATTCGTAATGAGTTTTTAATATGATAAATAAAAAAGCAGGGCGTCCACCAATCCAATTAAAAGACCTTCCTGCTGATTGGCAAGAGGCGGCATTAATTCATTATTCTGAAGGCGGTAGCGATATAGAGTTTTACGCTGATTACTTGGATATATGCCACGAAACTTTTACATCTTTAATTAATAGAGAGTCATTATTTTCTGAGACCATAAAAAGAGGGCGTGCAAAGTCGGAGTCATGGTGGGTAAGAAGTGGAAGGATTAATCTCAAGGACAAAGATTTCTCATCGACTCTCTGGTATATGAATATGAAAAATCGTTTTGGGTGGTGTGACAAAAATGAAATTAACCATAGTGGCAGAATTGAAAATGTTAAAGTTGATTTTACAATAGAAGAATTAAAAGCTGAAGCTGAAAAACGAGGCTTACCAAGTGCAATATTTGAAGAGTGATTTGAATTTATTAGAACAAATAGCGATAGCACAAGCAAGGCAATCATTCTGGGCGTTCAGGCAATATATTAATCCAAAGATGATAAAAGGCTGGTGGCAAAAAGAGATTGCCTACGCATTGCAACAATTCTATTATGATTTGCAATCTGATAAAAAGCCTATGTTGGTTATAACCGCTCCCCCTCAACATGGTAAAAGTTATCAGGTTATTGATTTTATCGCTTGGTTGACGGGTTTAAATCCTGACAACAAAATAATATATACATCATTTTCAGAACGCTTAGGTGTTCGTGCGAATTTAAGATTGCAGCGGATTTATGATAATGAAATTTATAAAAAGATATTCCCTGATACTAAAATAAACCAAAAAAGCGGTAATGACAACGATTACTCACGCAATAGGGAATTGTTAGAATATAACAACAAAGAAGGGTTTTTTAGAAATACCACAGTAAGAGGTAGTATAACTGGTGAATGTTTAGATTTGGGTATAGTGGACGACCCTATTAAGGGAAGGGAACAGGCAGGTAGTTTAACTGTTCGTGACAAAACTTGGGATTGGTTTACTGATGATTTTTTTACAAGGTTTTCTGAAAATGCTGGGTTGTTATGTATTTTAACAAGGTGGCATTTGGACGACCCAATAGGCAGACTTTTAGCAAGTGATATCGGTAAAGAGGTAAGGTTGTTAAACTATCCTGCAATGGCGGTAAAACAAGAAAAAAACCGTAATATTGGTGATGTTTTGTTTCCTGAACACAAAAGTTTAGACTTTATCATGAGACGCAAACAATCAATGTCAACTTCTAGTTTTGAAAGTCTTTATCAGCAAAATCCAATTATACAAGGCGGCGAAATTATAAAAGGTGAATGGTTCAAGCGTGTTGATGTGTTGCCTAAAATGCTTTACAGAAAAATTTTCGGCGATACTGCACAAAAAACGAAAGAGCATAACGATTTTAGTGTTTTTCAGTGCTGGGGTTATGGTGAAGATAAAAAAATATATCTTATTGACCAGATAAGAGGCAAGTGGGAAGCTCCGCAATTAAAAAGAAACTGTATTGATTTTTGGATAAAACAATTAGCTGAAACTGATATTGGAACTTTAAGAGATTTGAATATAGAAGACAAGGCGTCTGGTACTGGTTTAATTCAAGATATTAAACAATCTGCATTAATCCCTGTAAAAGCAATTCAGCGAAATATAGATAAAACTACACGGGTTTTAGATGTAATTAGCTATATTGAAAGCGGTTTTGTAGTTTTACTTGACAAAAAGCCATATTTAAGCGATTTTATAAGTGAATGTGAAGCGTTCACAGGTGATAATACACATGCACACGATGACCAGATAGACCCTTTATGCGATGCTATAACAACTATGATTGTAACAAAAGATGTTACAATAACTTTTGAAAGTTTTTAATGTTTGATTTTTTTAAGAAAAAAGTTGAAAAATCTTTACAGTTGCCAATTACAGCGTTATCACTAAGTAATTATGCTTATGATAGTAATTACACCGTTCAAGTAAATGAAGGTTATAGCTATAATCCGATAGTTTATTCATGTATTAATCGCATAGCAAATTGTATTGCTTCAATTGATATTAAGTTGTTTGAAGGTGATAATGAGATAGAAAAATCGCCTGTTTTAGATTTATTAAATAATCCAAGCCCACTCAAAACCCGTGATGATTTTATTAATGAAATTATTTTAAATTTATTAATAAATGGCAACGCTTATATATACGGTAAGGATAGTGAGAAGTTACCTAAAACTTTAACAGTAATACCGCCTGATGCTATAAGTTTAATTAAAGGTGATATTTTCCCACTTGAATATCTGATACAGCAAAAGAATGGTTCTTTTGATGTAAAAGTAAATCAAACTACTGGCAAAAGTGATATATTACATATAAAATTATTCAATCCGAAAAGTAAATTTATCGGCAAATCACCAATGGACGCCTGTTCAGTTTCTATTGATATTATCAATCATGGTTCGCAGTGGAATTTAGGTTTATTAAAAAATGGAACTCGCCCAGACGGTATTTTGACCACTCCCCCTAACATGTCATTATCAGCAGAACAAAGAGAGCAATTAAAATCTCAAATTGAACGCAATTCAGGTTCTAAAAAAGCTAGTAAATTCTTGTTATTGGATAACGGCTTGGACTGGAAAGCACTTGGCACGAATGCAAAGGATATGGATTTTCTAAACTCCATGAATAAGGCTGCAAAAGATATTGCTTTGGTTTATGGCGTCCCACCCGTATTATTAGGTATTCAAGGCGATAGTACTTATGCAAATTTAGCTGAAGCAAAACTTGCGTTATGGACTGATACGATTTTGCCATTATTTCAAACTGTTCTGGCAAGTTTGTCGGGTTTTCTTTTGCCTGCTAATCAATATTTTTGGTATGACGAAGAGATGATTATTGCTTTAGAGCCTTTGCGTTCTCAAAAAGCACAAAGAATTGAAACATCAACTGTGATGACTATCAACGAAAAACGCATTGCAATGGGGTTAGGTGAAGTTCCTAATGGTAACATAATTCTTGTGGATAGTTCAAAACTTCCGCTTGATTTAGTAGGTGATGTCGGATTGAGTGAACCGTTATGAAGTCATGGATTTACGATATTGGAAGGTTGGAAAATAGATTGCGACCAAAATTAATTGCATCACGAAATAAATATATTAAAGATTTTTCAGAAAATTATCCTGATGATAAATCGTTTATCTATGCTGATTATGAGAATAATTTGCGTAAAATTCTATATAATCATTATGAATTGACTATTAAAGTATTTTCTGGTAAAGTGGCGAAAAATTTAACTAAAAAATCATATACATATTACAGCCGTTTACTTGAGTGGGCTTCAACTGAAGCGTTAAGTAAATCTAAACTTATTGGTGATACTGCTAGAAGCGATGTTCAAAATATTATTAGTCAAGGGTTAAGCGAGGGCTTAGGCAGTAATATTATAACTTCTAATATTCGTAAATTAACTGGTTTAAGTGGTTTTCGTGCTGCGACTATTGCTAGGACTGAAACTAATACGGCGGCGACTTATGCGACTGTGGAAACTGCTAATGAGATTGAAAAAGAATTAGAAATTGTTTTGGTTAAAGAATGGCTTCCAACAAATGACAATCGCACAAGGGAAAGTCATCGTTTAATGCGTGGCAATGTAATTTTGTTAAATGAAAAATTTGAAGTTGACGGGGATTTAATGGATAGACCAAGTGACCCGTCGGCAAGTGCTGAAAATGTTATTAACTGTAGGTGTGGAATTGCGATATATGCAAAAGAAAATTGAAAAAACTTTTGATTTAACAATAAAATCAACTGATGGTGAAAAAAGAACTGTTAGTGGTTATGCTTCAACTTTTGGCAATATTGATTTAAGCAATGATATTGTTGTTAAAGGTGCTTTTGCTAAAAGTATTTTAGTTAAAAATCCTAAAATGCTATACCAGCATAAAACCGCTGAAGTTGTTGGGGTTTGGAATAGAGTATATGAGGACGAGCAAGGTCTTTACATAGAAGGAACTATTGCTAACACAACTCTTGGCAAAGATGTTTTAGAATTAATATCAATCGGTGCTATAGATAAGATGTCTATCGGTTGTGATGTGGTGGATTATGAGTATAAGGATAATGCAAGGCTTTTAAAAGAATTGGATTTGTGGGAAGTTAGTTTGGTTACATTCCCTGCCAATGAAAAAGCTAAAATATTATCACTAAAAGAAGCTCCACAAAATGTGCGTGAGTTTGAACAATTCCTGTGTGATGCAGGTTATTCAAGAAATATAGCGAAGGCGATTATTTCAAAAGGCTATCGTGTTGCAATGCGTGATGTTTCGCAAGATGATGATTTAACTAAGTGCGTTGAGAAATTCAGCGAAATCATTAATAATTTAATAGGAAAAAAACATGACTGATATTATAGCAAAATTTGAAGGTGCAATGAATGACTTTGCAGAACTTCAAAAAATGATGACTAAAACCAAAGATAAAGTTGATGCTTTGGATATTGAAAAATTAAACAATTTAGAGAAATCTATTGGTGATGCAATGGAATTATCTCAAAAATTACAGGCAAAAAGTGCTGCTGATGAAAAGCGTATTTCTGATTTAGAAAAAGCAGGCTCATTAATGACCTTTGGTAAAGTTTCAGATGAAGACGCAATATCAAAAGAATTTGCTGCTTTCGTTCGTCAGAACAATGATAATAAATCAACTTTCAGTTCTAAAATGTTGACAAAAGACATGAGTATTAATTCAAATGCGAATGGTGGCTTTTTAGTTATCCCTACTTTTGGTGGAATTATTAAAACTAAGGTTTTTGAAAGTTCGCCAATGCGTCAACTTGCTGATACTGTTTCAATTTCAAGTGATAAATTTGAGTTTATCGGTGATGATGATGAAGCTGGAGCGGTTTGGGACGGTGAAATTCCAGCTGGTTCAAATGAAGCGACTGCTGTTGTTTATCAATCGCAGATTTTTGCTCGCAACATGAATTCAAATGTAAGAGTTACGCAAGATTTTCTTGATGATGCAAGCGTAAATGTTGAAAGCTGGCTAGCTGGCAAAACAGCTGATAAATTTGCGAGAGCCGAAGCAACCGCTTTTATTTCTGGCAATTTAACTACTCGCCCTCGTGGTATTTTGACTTATGCTAACGGCACTGGTCGTGGACAGGTTCAGCAAATAAACAGTGGTTCGGCTGCTTCTATTATAGATGCTTCGGGCGGTGTTAATGGTTTAATTGACACTCAAAACGCATTAAAAGAAGTTTACCAGCCAAACGCAAAATGGCTAATGAAGCGTTCAACTTATGGTGCTTTAATGAAAGCCAAAACTGGTATATCTGGCGACAACCGTCCTATTTTCAACATGATGTATGATAAAAACAACGGGATTGCTATGTCTATGTATGGTAGCCCTGTATTGTTTGCTGATGATATGCCTGCGATTGCTGCTGGTGCTTTGTCGGTTGCTTATGGTGACTTCAAAAAAGCATACTTGATTGTTGATAGAGTTGGTTTACGCGTATTGCGTGACCCTTACACTCAACAAGGTCTTGTAAAATTCATATCAACTCGCCGTGTAGGTGGTGAAGTTGTAACACATGAAGCAATTAAGATTTTGAAAATTTCAGTATAATAAAACTGGGGAGGGTAACACCTCCCCTTACATAAGGATTAAAAAATATGAGAAGAGAACTTTTAAGCGAAATTTCACCAGTTACAGTAATTGGTGCTGCTACTTTAGCAGCGGACAACACGCCAACTACTATTGATTTATTGGGTGCTAACTCGGCAACAATACTATTGAGTGTTGGCGTTGGTGGTATAACTTTTTCTGGTGTGAATAAAATTGATTTTAAGCTAACTCATTCAGATGACGATGTGACTTATACAGATGTGGTAACAGCCGATATTACTGGTAACGATGCGGTGGCAGTAATCACTGGTATTATTAGGTCTTTTATTGCTACTCACGCTACCGCAACGGTTTATAGGTTTAATTATGTTGGTACTAAGCGATATTTAAAGTTGCTAGCTGATTTTTCTGGCACTCACGGAACTGGTACTCCAATTTCAGCAGTGTTAATTAGAGGCAATCTAAATATTTCTGTTTAGTTTTATAGGGGGAGGGTACCCTCCCCTTATTTCAAGGGGTTTTATGTATAAAGTAATTCAAAATTTCGCAGGTAGCGAAAATGGTGTAAATATTCGTTCTTTCATTGTTGGTGAAATAGTTAATATAGATAAATCACTTGCTGAAATTGCTTTATTAAATAATTGGATTGAGATTATGGCAATAGAACCAAAAGAAAAAAAAGTTATAGAGCCAAAATTAAAAAAAGATAAAAAATGATAAATGTAAATTTAACAACATCACCAGCGGAATTGCCTGTAACGCTTACGGAAGTAAAAAACTATTGCAAAATTGATTTTACAACTGATGATGATTTATTAAATCTATTTATTGGTGCTGCAACACAAGGCGTTGAAAAATTCACAAGACGAGCATTAATAACGCAAACTTATAAATTAGTTGCTGATTATAGCGATGTTTATAATAATAATTTCTGTATTGATTTATTGAATAGACCTATCCAATCTGTGACAACTCTAAAAATTTACGATTTAGATAATGCAATTTCAACAATTGATGCTGCTAAATATTTTCTTGATGTTGTTAATGCAAGGTTGGTTATTGATAGTGGCTTTACTAATGTTATATTGCGTGAAAATGCAAGTTTTGAAGTTGAATATGTGGCAGGTTACGGCTTGGCTGCTAGCGTTCCACAAACATTAAAAGTTGCGATTTTAATGTATGTTTCAAAGATGTACGATGAACGCATTATTTGTGAATTGCCTGTATCATGTGAAAATATATTAAAACAGTGGGTTGTTTATGGCTAAATGCGGTCAAAATATTTTTGCTGCAATGAATAAGCGAGCAACTTTGCAATTAGAAATCCTTTCAAATGACGGGCAGGGAGGTTTTACTTCTAATTGGGTTAATGTTGCTGATGTTTGGGTCGGTATTGAAGCAGTAAAAGGGTATGAAAAACTTCAATCTGCACAATTACAAGCACCTGTTGATGTTAATATAACAATGCGATATAGAAATGATGTAACTGTTACTAATAGATTGATTTATAATGATGTTATATTTGATATTAAAGAAGTTATAAACGAAAATTACGATAATACTATCTTAAAATTAAAGTGTTTAACGCAATGAATTTTACTTTTGATATTTCTGGGTTAGATAAAATCGTAAATGCTTCTAGCGTTATTAAAAATGCTATTGAAAGCGAATTGCGAAAGGCTGTTTATAAGGGCGGATTATTAGTTGAAACTACCGCAAAAAAATCCATTACTGAAGGCGGTAAAACTGGCAATGTTTATAAAAGAGGCAATATAACGCATCAAGCGTCAGCATCAGGTCAATCACCCGCAAATGATACGGGTAGGTTGTTAAATAGCATTAATACGGAGTTAAAACAAGGTGCAGAAGTTAATATTATCGCGGGTAAGGGCGTTGTAAATTATGCTAAAAGCCTTGAGTTTGGCACTAAAAATATGGAAGCCCGCCCTTTTATGTTTCCTGCTTTTGAAAAATCAAAAAACAAAATTACTGATTTGTTGAAAAGTACTGTAAGGGGTGCTATAAAATGAATTTGAATGTCTTGCAGGTTGGAATTTTCAATAGGTTAAAATCACAAATAACCACTATTCCTATTTATGACTTTGTACCACAAAGCGTTGCTGCTCCTTATGTTGTGATTGGTGATGATACTGCGATTGATTTTGACACTAAAACAGACAAAGGTGTTGAGTGTACTTTAACAATTCATGCGTGGGATTATGCTAAAAACGGTCGCAAAAGCGTAAAAGATATTTTATCAAGTGTTTATACTGCCTTGCATAATCAAGAAAATTCTGTTACATTAACACAGTATAACTTATTAATGTTAAGAGTTGAGTTCCAAGAGAGTTTTCAGGAAAATATTAATAATAGCGATAGATTTTATCACGGTGTCATAAGGCTTCGTGCAATTTTAATGGAGTAAAATAAAATGGCAAAACAAAAAGGAAGGTTATTCGTTCTAAAGTTAGCACTTGACGGAACGGGTGGCACGGTAGCAGGCGTTAAGGTGGCTAAAATGACACTTAATAACGGTTTAGTGGATATTACAAATAAAGATAGTGGGGGCTGGCGTGAATTACTTGAAAGTTCTGGCACGCAATCAATTGATATTGATATTGACGGAATTGTTGGTGATGAGGCTACTTTTAAAATTTTTAAAGGTTATTCAATTGCTGGTACTATTAATCCGTTTCAATTATTTGGTCAAAATGCTGATAAATTAGCAGGTAGTTTTTTCATTGAAAATTATGTTGAAACTGGTGAAGAACAAGGAGCTGTTACTTTCACGGCTTCATTAAAATCAAGTGGTTCAACAACATTTACAAGGATATAATATGGCAACTTTAACAATTAGAGAATTAGGC